AGCCAGTCAACAATCTACCATACCAATTATTTCAACAAGTAGATAGACTTGAACGACACTTGCGACTTGGTGCAGCATATCCTGTATCTGATGATGGACAATCACCAAATGCTTTTGTTACTGGTAGAGGTTTAGAAGAACTAGGACAATCTGCATCACTTCATGTTAGAGAATATCAAACAGTTTTAAAAGAAGCATTACAAGAATTAGATGCTAAAAGATTAGAGTATGATGAAGTAATGTTCTCTGGTGTTAGAAAACCTATTGCAGGTAGGCACAAAGGAACTGCTTATAAAGAAAGCTACACACCACAATCTGATATATCAGAAGTTTATGAAACTAGAAGAGTGTATGGTGTTATGGCAGGATTTGATGAGCCACAAAAAATTATTACAGGATTGCAGCTTAAACAACAAGGCATTATTGATACACAAACCTTACAAGAAAATATGGATGGTTTGGATAACATTACAAAAATACAACAGCGTATATCTGCAGAGAAAGCAGAAACAGTATTGTTTGAATCTTTGATGGCACAAGCTGCACAAGGTAAACCTAAAGCTACATTGGCAGCTATAGAGATTAGAAAAAATCCACAGAAGATGTCAGAGATATTAGATAAGTTTTATACAGCAGAAGGTGAAGAACCATCAGAAGAAGAAATGGCATTGATGGGTCAAGGAGGACCACAAATACCTGGAGGTCCTGGAGGACAACCTGCTGATATTGCACAAGTATTAGGTGCGTTAGGTGGTCCACCACAACCACAAGGAGTTCCTGGTGGATAATGACAAAGTAACTAAAAACTTTTATGACATAATAAATCAAGAAGATTGGTCAGAAGAAGTTTACACAGGTGAAGAACCAAAAGATGAACAGGTAATGATGAAACAATTTATTACTTTACCTACACCACATCCACATTTTTTTATTAACTTGACATTTGAATACGAATATAATCCGAATCTAGGAGATGAATTATGGTAAGAAAAAGTAAGGCATTAACTGAAGCAACTGACATGACAGGTGGAGGTGCATATCAAGATATTGTTGCACCACCTAGAAAAAAAGGCGACCCAACAGGACAAACAACAGCTATAGAAAATCAAATAGATGCAGTTGGAGGAACTGCACCTGTAGATACTGGCAGACCAAGTCCAATACCAGGACCTAGACCACAACCTATATCGTTGTCTGCACCAACACAAAGACCATCTGAACCAATAACATCTGGTATTCCTTTTGGTCCAGGTAATAATGGTCCAGAACCTATTGTTACAAATACAGTAGATAACTTTTTAATGGCAGCAAGAAATATATTTCCAGACCCTATATTTGACCAATTATTGGATTCGTAAATGGTCAAGCCATATTTCTTTATTCCACCTGAATTAGAGGAGTATTACTCTAAACAATCTACTGCTAATAGAAAAGAAGTAGAGTTGTTTCAAAAACAAATAACTCCTGAATTAGCAGAAAGAACTGCAGATATAAGTCGTGCATATCCAACGATAGATAAAAGATTAATTTCATACCTACCACAAATGGGTATAGATGCAGATGATGAAATGTTGTTAGATGTTGCTGCTAAACAATTTATGGCACAAGAAAAACAAGACAGAGAAAAAGTTCTTACAGATGTAAATCCATTTAAAAGATTTACACAAATGGCAGATTTAAAACTTACACAAGGTTTTGAATGGGTATCAAGAGCATTTAAGTCAAGTGCTGTTGCAGCACAACAAACAGATACTTCTTTGCTAAAAGGAGTTGCATTAAGTGGATTATCTGGTTTTGCATTACAAAAAGATGGACCAGATACAGTTAGAAGAAATTTATTAGGTGATGAGTTTGCTGATGTATATAACGAAACTAAAGAAAAATATGGTTTAACAAGATATGCACGAGCAAAAGAATCACAAGATAAGTATGGAATTAGAAATTTAGGTACTGGTTTTTTTGCTAACAGTCAAGATTTAACACAGACAGAAGGATATAGACAGGCACTTAACTTAGGTTATTCACCTGCTAAGGCTAGAGAAGAAGCAGCAAAAATATATGGTGATGACATTACACAACAATTTGCTAAAGATGAAAATCAATTTAAATACGATACAAAAGTAGCAGGAGAAGTAAACATATCACCAGGTAGAATACTTGCAGGTACATTTGCACCAGAAGGTTCTGTAGGTTATTCCTTAACATCAGCATTAGTAGATGGTGTATTTAGAGTAGGTGCTGACCCTGCAAACTTATTATTTATGTATGGTTCAGGAGTTAAGACAGGTGCAAGAGCAATATTGTCTAATGCTGAAAGAGCAGCATATGTAAACAGAACTACAAAAGCAGGTAGAGCAGTTAGAACTGTGTTGCCTGGAAAAACTGGTAAAGAAGCTAGAAGGCAAGTGTTTGGTAAGACTGCAGATGAAATACTAGATTCTAAATGGGGTAAAGATTTTATAACAGGATTAACTAAAAATGATTCTATTGCACGATTAAACGATATTCCACAACTTAGAAACATAGACCCATATGTAAAAAAACTATTAGTGAGTGTTAAAGATGAAGATGTTATGCGTGAAATTGTAAAAAGTCTTATGCGTGGTGGAGATTTAGAAGGTATATTACTTGCACCTTATTCTGGTACTTATATTAATTCCAAACTTATGAAAGAATTAATTAATAACAGACCATTAAATAAATTACCAATGCAACCGAAAGCATTATCTGTACTTGCTAACAATTTAGCAGAAGCCATAACTGGTAGTTCTGTAGATATAGCACCACTAAGAAGAACAGTTGGTGCATTAATAGGTAAAAAAACAAACAATCAATTTGGTGGTGTAGTTGGTTTAAGTGGTCAATTAACAGGTCTGTTACCAGTAAAACTTAAAAGAGCATTTGGTTTAGCACCTACAAGAATTGCATCAGTAAATCTTATGACAGAAACAGCAGATAATTTAGATAGATTAATGAAGATATCTGGTGCTGATTTTAAAGAAAGAGATGAAATAATATTTCAATTATTAAAAGCTAAAAATCAACAAGATGTAAATGCTGTAGTTAATAATGTATTTGAAACAATGACTAAATCTATACAAAAATCTAATCCTGATTTAGTAGATGAAGATGAAATATTTGATTACATAACAAAAGTATTTCAAGATGAAAGCAGAGAAAGAATGTACTTTTATGGTGAAAAAGGAATACCTATGCAGTTTCCTGGAACAAAAGTAAACACATCTACATTTACAGATGCAGCAGGAAATATTATTGATGAGATTAATGAAGCAGTACCTACTGCATTTTCATTAAGAGAAATGGCAGAACACTATGCAGTATTGCCTGATTATGAAGATTTATTAAGAGCAACATCTACTTTCAAAAGAGTAGTTGGTCCTAAAGGTAGTCGTATGAGAGAAGTATTTTCACAACCTATGTCATGGGAAACAGCACAGGAAATATTAAAATATGCAAAGATACCTAGAAGAGGATTTGAAAAATCTTGGCGTACTAGAGGTATAGAACAAATTGCACCAGAAGGCAGACTTCGTTTTATATATAATGACATCATACAACAAAGAGTATTAAAACCTGCTTGGATGCTTAGAGCAGCATTAGCAATTCGTGTTCCTGGTGAAGAACACGCAAGAATGTTTTTTAAAGGTGCACCTTCAATAATTAATCATCCCTATGAATATCATTTGCTAAATCCATTTATGAAAAAAATGTTAGGTAGGTCAGACAATCCTACAATACAACTTGTTGATGCACAAAAAGAAGTGTTGTACACAACAAGAATAATGAAAGATGAAATAGCTGATACAGTAGCATCATTAGGTTCTGATGAGTTTGCAGATGGATTAAAAAAAGTTACATTTCCTGAAATACAACAGTTAATTAAAACAACTAATCTTGGTGTCAATATAGAAGGACAAGTAGGAAGTCGTTACCTTAAAGCAGCGTTTGAAGGTAATGATGCTAAATACTGGGAATTTGAAGATATTGGAGAACTTAAAACACTTAAAGATGATGGTGTTATAAACAGAAAAACTGTTAATGAAGTTGGTGATGAACTAGGAAAAATAATTACAAGTGGAGAATCACAAGGTGGTTCTGTTGCACTTAATAATAAAAATAAAGCTAGATACGAAGGTAATGTTATAGCGTATGTATCTCCATACAAACCATATCAAAGAATTATTGATGATAACTATTTGAACAATCAAGCATTAATAAACAACACAAGCAGAGAAGGTGCTTTAAAAGTAATCTTAGAAGATTATATTTCTGACCCTAAAGTAAAAAGTTTATTAGAAAAAGAAAATCATGTGTTTGGATATTGGTGGGATGATTCTACAAAACAATGGTTTTTTGACATTAGTGTCGCTATGCCAAAGATTACAAAACCAGGCGACTTAGCACTTCGTGACACAATACGACAAATACAAAACGCTATGATTATAGGAATTAAAGGACATCAAAAATCTATATTTATACCTAGAGAAGTAATTGACAGTTTAGGAAATGCAGTTCCTAAAGAATTAAAAGATTTGTTATTTGAAGTAGATGAAGGTTATTTAGTTAGTCTTGTAGATGACATAGGTGGTAAACAAAGAACTATAAAAGATACATTAACTTCTGATGTAGATTTGTACACAGTTATAAACAAAAATGTATTGGAGTATTTGTATGAAGAAAACTTTACTGTAGCAAAACAGATTATTGATTCTAAACCAGGAACATTTGCATCTGCTAGAGTAACTGGTCAATTCTTTAAACATACAGATGAATTTATGAAAGCATCTGCTGACCAGTCAATTATTCAAAGATTAAGACCAGGAAGAACAAGAAGTTCTATTAGAGATGATTTTTATGACACAGTTACTAAAAGAGATGCTAGTGGAAACATACGACCAGAATGGTGGAGGTTTTTTACTACTAGAATATTAAATTTTGCAACTGATGAATTACATATTCGTGTTGCTAGAGATGGTGTAGAAGAAACACTTAACTGGGTGCAAAATACAAAAACAGGTAGAGAATATATAGAAAAACTAATTTCTATGTCAGAAGATTATAAAATGCGTAGCGAATTACTTAAACCTGGTGGAACAGAAAAATATGTAAAAGCTGCAGCATATAGAATTGGTCAGTTACAAGGCAATCCTACTCTTAAAATATTTGATGATGCAGGTAATGAAATTATGAATAGATACTCTGACATACTTAAAAAGAATGACCAAGGAGAATTTTTATTTCATAATTACGAAGTAGATTTATCACAAGGTTCAAGACAAATATTAGATTTCATAGCTAATGGTGGTTTTATAGATGGTGAAGATTTTGTTGAGTATGCAAGAAAAGTAAATGTTAATACAGCTAAAAAATCTTTTATAAATCAATTTATGCCATCACTAAAAAAAGCGTTTAAAAAAGACATAATAGATTTAGATTTAGGTGCAAAAGAACTTGCAGGAAATATGAACAAAGAGTATTTGACAGATGGTGTATCTGCACAAAACTTAGGCGAAGCATTAGATATATTTTTAAGAGATGCTTACAGTATGTTACTTACAAGACCATCAGATACATTAAACAGAGAACCATTATTTAAGTGGGCATATTTTCATTTGTCTAAAGAAGAAATAGCATTTCTTAATAAAGATGCCAGACAAGAGCTAGGCGTATTTGCTAACAAATGGTTAAAAGGTTCAGAGTTAAATGATGATATACAAAGACTTGTTCGTGAAACTCCATTAGACCCACAAGAATCAATAATGACACTAGAAGATATGGACCTAAGACTTAAATCAAAAGCATTAGAGTTTGTAAGTGATTTACTATATGCAAGTTCTACACGCCATGTAGCATCAGATTTAGGTAAGACATATGTACCATTTCCTGAAATATTTGCAGAAGTTCCTAAGACATGGAGTAATTTAATTAAAGATAATCCACAAAAATTTTATAGAGCAAGTCTTGCAATAGATGCAGGTAAAGAAGCAAAACCATGGGATAGTAAAAATGGTTTCTTTGAAGAGGACCCAGTTACTGGTGAGTTGATGTTTCATTGGTTAGATGTCTTTAACATAATGACAATGGGTATTCCTAAATTGTTAAATAGAAAACTTGGCATTAATGCTGCACCTATGCAAAAAGCATTTTTAGGAGATAATTATCAAGAACAAGGTGTAAGAGTGCGACCAGAAGGTTTTGTGTCAGGTCTTAACTTAGTTTCTGCTAATGGATTTTCTCCTGGATTTGGATGGTGGGTAACAGTTCCTTATAGATTGTTTACAAGGCGTTATGGAGTTAATGCACCAGAATTTGTAGAAGAGTTTATATTAGGTTCATTTGGAGATAGGAAAGCTAGATTTGGAATACTTGACCAAGTAGGTTGGGCTAGAGATTTAGTTAAAGGTTCTGATATTGCAAGAGATGTATTAGATGACCCTGAATATGCACAAGCATATAACAGTACAGTAATGGATATTTATACAATGTTATATTATGCAGGTGAATGGACACCTGATGATGCTGCATCACAAGAAGCTGCATGGAAACAAGCTGAACAAGCTGCATCAAATCATTGGTTTTTTAGAGGTGGTGCAAAGTTTAGTTTACCTACTGGCGTACAACCTAGATATGAATTAGAAGATAAAGATGGTAGATGGTGGAAGATACAAGCATTAACTAAAAGATATAGTGATATGTTAGTAGAGAATGATTATGACTATTATGCAACAACAGAAAAGTTTATAGAACAATATGGTATTAATCCAGTTCCACTTAAACAAAGACAGACAGCAAGAGTTGGTAATAGACCAGTTACTAAAGATGCTTATAAGTTTTGGTCAGAAGTTAATAACAGTAAAAAACTAGATGAATTTCCTTTAACTGGTATTTATCATTATCCAGATAGTTACGATGATGAGTTTTCTTATGAAGGTTATTTAAACGCTAATGAAAAATTAGAACCAAGAGTATATGGTGATTTGTTAAATCAAACACTTTTGCAATTAGAAATTAATCAAGAAAAAGAAAGAATAAATAAGAATCCTAATTTGTCACCTACAGATAAAGAAGCAGAGTTATCTAAATTTAGACAGAGAAAAGAAGAAGAGTATGGTGTATTAGCATTTGGTTCTTTAGGTGAAAGTATTAATGCAGCAGATTGGAAACAAAGAATTATAGAAGCTAAACAATGGAATGATGATGAATATTTTAGTCAAAGTCCAACTAATATACCATTACAAGAATATCTAAAAGAAAGAGATAGATATATTAGATTACAACAAGTAGGTGGTACATATAATGGTATTACTGTTGAAGATAATGAAACACTAACAGGAAACTTTTTAATAAGTGAAAGAGATTTTGGATATGAAATTAGAGCAAAATTACACGCTAAAGCCATAGAATTAATGAGGAAATATCCTTATCCTGAATATAATTGGAGTAGTATGTATTATGGTACATTCTATAGAGAAGTTAATAACGATAGGTATGGAGATTAG